AAAACCTAAAAAAGTCTTACTGGAGGTAAGACTTCCATCTTCACCTTTGTTATCTGGTCTAAAACCATCACCACCACAGGTAGTTCAAGAATCTCCAGAAGTAGTTCGACTAGTATCACCTCCACCTCCACCACTACCATCACCATCACCTCCACCACAGGTAGTTCAACCATTACCTCAGCAACAACCATTATTACTATCACCTCAACTACAAGAGGTAATTTTACAAGAATCTCCTGTTAACGTTTCTTTATCTTCTAAAAATAAACCTGCTCCAGAATTAATTGAAACATCTGACTCGGATGTTGAATCATTAATAGACGAAGATGAGTTTTTAGAACAGAGAAAACAATATAAAAAATATTCAGACATTTCAAAGGCGTTAAATGAATGTATTGTTCAGACATTATTAAAAGTATATTAAGAATAATTATATTCAAATTATATTCAAATTATATTTTAATTATATTATCAAATATAATTAAAACTTTATTTGTTCTTCTATCAAGTTAAAAAAATCAATATATTCAAATTTTTCAAACATTGGCAAGCTATTATCCTTTATATAAGACTTAATCTCAAATATCGTGTCGTATATAATATCATGTATTTTATTATTATGATTAATCTTTTTGTTTATGATGTCGAGTTCCTGGGTATCAAAATCATTTTCTTCCGCTATATCGTTTTTTTCTAATCTATCCATTTTAGATTTATATTATTATCTTTTTAGAGCTATTATTATAAATAAAGACACAAAAATTATCAAATAATATGTCTTTTTTATACTTTAGACGTTTATTTTTTAAATTATTAATTAAAATATTAAACATATCCATTAAATAATCATAATAATTATTATACCAATTATTATAATTAGTTATATTTAATATATCTGACTGACTCATATATTATTTAATTAATTATTCTAATTCTTTATATTCATCTTTAAGTATTTCATCCAAGTCATCTTCATCATCCTGACTATCTTCTTCATTCTGTATAGAAGCTGGTGATAAAGATATATTAGATATATTAGATATATTAGATATATTAGGTTTCATAATCAAAAACTCAAATCCCATTGATGAAGTCTCTTCTCTTTCTTTTTTATAATTTGTTGTATCTAATTCTAATATATCACTTTCTCTATCTGATCTATTATTTTTCTCTTTATAATTTTGATATACCTCTGGATATGTTTTGGGAATCTCTTGATGTGTTTCTACAGGTGTTTGAGGTGTTTGTGGAGGTGTTTGTGGGATTGTTTGAGGAGATATTTGTGGGAAATATTTACTATTTTGATTCATTTGGTTCATTTGATTCATTTGATTTTGGTTCATTTGATTTTGATTCATTACATTTTGATAACTTGAAGAGTTAACCTTGTCAAGAAATTCATTTTGTTGTCTTTTTAGAGATGATATATTAGATTGAACTACTGTACTAAATTCATCCATTTTTTGATTGATAATTAATTTTTGTTGAGCAGTCATTGCTTCAAGTAGATTTATTTTTTGATTGATGAATTGTTGTTGATTTTGAATGGAAGTATCTATTGTACTTACTTTTTTATCTATAGTAGATTCGATATTTTCTATTTTTTTATCTGTCTCTTTTATTTTTCTATAGAGTAGATATGAGACAATTAATGATACTGTAAAGAAAAAAAAGAGAGCAATTGTTTTTATATCCATTGAGTACATAAAGTTAAATTTATTATTAGTATTATTATTAGTATTATTAGTATTATTATTAGCATTATTATTAGCATTATTATTAGTATTATTATTAGCATCAGATGATTGAGATATATTAACAGATTGATTTTTTACAGGACTTGCCATAATTTTAATTATTTAAATAATTAAAAATCTTTAAGCGTTAAATAAAATTTCAGTATAGTTTTTATTGGAAGAAAGTGTTCTAATCTTTTCATCAAAGGTTTTGATCAACTCAAATAGTTCTTTCTTTGTTGATATATAATAGACATAATTATTAAATTCTTTCAATTCCTTCTTATAATTTGATATTGTTTCAGAAGACATTTCTGGCTTTGTAGTTGAAGCAAATGTGTGATGTTTCATAGCATTATTTAGATTAGAAATTCTATCATAAAACTCTGTACATACTCTTTTTTCTTCGTCATCATAATCTGATGTCGTTTTTAGATAGTTGTAAACATTGTCATCAAGAGAATCAAAGAAGGCTTTTTTAAGACTCAATAAAAAGTCATTAACAGACTTGTAATATTGAGTATTTTTAAAGAGTGATAGATCAATCACAATATCATCGCTGAATTTTATAGAACTTTTATCCCATGTTTCATGATTATATCTTGTATAAATATAGTTACCTAAAAAATGTATAAATACATCATATTCTCCTCTTATATCAAGAATATAATTTGAGTTAGATATTTGGTTATATACCTGAAGAAATTTTGTAAATTCATTAATCATTTTATCTCTATATATATCTTTTAGTGTACTCATTTGAGGATGTTCTGACATTTTTATATATTTATATTTTAAATATATCTTTAAAAAGTAATATAAGTAATAAAAATGTCATCTTTGAAGGTTATTAGACTTGAAAATAACTCTTATATTCCTAAGAGAGGAACTGAACATTCGGCGGGATTGGATCTATTTTCTCCAATTGATACCACTATTCTTCCATCTGAGCGTATGTTGGTTAAACTAAATATATCAATAGAGTTACCACATGGAACATTTGGTCATATTCTTCCTCGTAGCGGACTTGCTTTAAAGAATGGTATTCATATTGGTGCTGGAGTAATTGATTCCGATTATAGAGGAAATGTTGGTGTGTTATTGTTTAATTTATCTGATCAGCCTTTTAATATTGTTAAGGGAGACCGTATTGCTCAGATGTTGATTCAAAATTATGTTATTCTTGAACCAGAAGAGGTTAGTACATTTATGTCTTCTACAGAGAGGGGTGTAGGAGGTTTTGGAAGTACTGGTAATTAAAAGATTGGTGTAAAATTAAAGTTTAAGAATTCAAATAATTCTTTTACAATGTCGTCGTGAAAACTTTTTCTGTCTAAGGTCTTGAGCATATTAAAATCTTCTTTTTTACAAGAATATTTATGTCGTCTTAATAATTGATAGAGTATATATTGTGTGTTAATAAAACTTTTTCTTTCTATTTTTCCAGTAAATTTAAATTTCTTATCGTAAAGATTAGAAATTTTATCAAAGTCTTCCATAAGTTGATTTTCTAAATATGATATGTCATCTACCTTTTTTCCTGTCATTTTATGATATATTAAAATAACATCTTCATAATGTTTGGACTGACCATTTTCTTTTAGAAATAGTAAAACGTGTTCCTTTGTAATATTTTGGAATCTTATCTTTTTGCAAGTGTTTTTCTCTCCCAATAGGCCATGACGATCAAATTGTTCTTCAAGATTTTTAAATACATTTTCATCTATTGTAGAGTTTTGTTTCCCTTGAAATTGATTAATACAGTCTTTGAAGTGTATTTTTCTTTCATAAGAATACTTACTTGACATGTTGATACGAGATATATCTTTATAGCTTAAAGATTTATAAGATTTTTCTTCTTGTTTACCACAGTTCTCACATATTTCAAGATTTTGTTCTTGTTGATTTATAAAACAAGAGAACCCACAAGAGCAATTCTTTTTTTCTACTTTTTTATTTTTTTCTATAATGTCTTCAAATTCTTTATATTCTATATCATATTTTCTTAAAATGTCTATATAAGAGTTAGATAGCTCATTAGATGGTTTTTTTGATTTTCCCATAAATGATATTTTATTTGGAATGAGATATTTATGTTGTTCGATAAGATCAGAAAAGTCCATAATATAAAAGTTTTGAATTATATTGATGTTTTCAATGTCTTCTTTTTGTTTATTTAATTTATTTATTTTTTCATTGATATCTCTTATCACATGTAATGATATATTTTCATTTGTTTTTTTTATCTCATTTAGATCTTGGATTTGAGTATCAATATTTTTAATATCTTCCTTTTTTTTATTCCAAGCATCTCTTATCTTTTTATCTATACTAAATATATCAATTTCCATCCAATTTAAAATTTAATATCTTTTTAACTTTTATTTGATTTTTTTTTCTCTTTTAGAAAAAAAAATTGAAATTTAAAAAAAAAATCTCGTCTATAATAAAAATGGCTATATGTACATCTAACTTGACTTCCGGTTTTATCGATCTTGCCACTTATGACGAACAAGAGAAATACTTGTATGGTGGCCCCGACGCTGTTGCTTATTTCGTTAGAGAAATTCGCAAGGCTACCTGGTTCACTCAGGTACCAGTCTGTCTAAGTGCTCGTTCTGGTCAACCCCAGTTCGGTCAGCAGTGGTCAGTCTCTATCTCACGTGCTGGTGATTATCTCTTGTATACTTGGTTGCGTGCAACCCTAAATTCTGTTACTGCTGCTACTGCAAATAACACATTGGCTTATAATCCAACTTGCAGTGGTGTAAATCCCCATATCTCTGGCGCCCAACCAGGTGCTCATGTTCTACGTTGGACCCGAAACTTGATGCATAATCTTATCTCTGAATGCGCTATCACTTTTAACGATTTGGTTGCTGCTCGTTTTGACAACTACCACTTGGATTTCTGGAGTGCCTTCACTGTTCCAGCTGGCAAGCGTAATGGTTACAACAATATGATTGGTAACGTCGATGCCCTAACTAACCCAGTAGCATTGGCCTTCCCATCTATTGCTCAATGCTTGGGTTCAACTAACAATGCCATTAACGGTGCAAGTGGATTGATAAATGTTAACGCAAATGGTCAGCAGGTTCTACCCGCTGCTACTCTAAACTTGCCACTACCATTCTTCTTCTCGCGTGATTCTGGTTTGGCTCTACCCACTGCTGCTCTACCATACAATGAAATGAGAATTAACTTTGCCTTTCGTAACATTTACGATCTATTGACTGTTGATACCTACACTGCAGTTGGTGATGTTGATGCAGTTGGTGATTGTGGTTACTGGACTTCACGCCCAGCTCAGCAATCAGATTTGGCTACCAGCGCTGATGCTGTTATGGGCCCAGTTAACGTATGGGCTAACTATGCTATCGTATCCAATGATGAGCGTAAGAAGATGGCTTGCGCCCCTCGTGATATCCTAATTGAACAGGTACAGACTGCTCCAGTCCAGAACTACAACCCAACTACCTCTGCCCCAATTGATATTCGTTTTTCACATGCCATCAAGTCTCTATTCTGGGCTGCTCGTAACATCACCAACCCTGCTTCTTGGTCTAACTACACTACCAGTCAACAGTTGCCCCTTGGACCAATTGATTGCGTATCAGTTGATAACACTATGTTTGGTGTTGTTGATTTTAACTCTGGTGTTGATCCAATTGCCAGTACTTCTCTCATCTACGAGAATACTCAGCGTCTATACCAGATGGGTTCAGACTACTTCTCGCTTGTTAACCCATGGTACCATGCTCCAGTCATCCCTCTCGAGACTGGTTACCATCTCTATTCCTACTCACTTGACTTCTTTGCCATAGATCCAATGGGATCAACCAATTACGGCAAGTTAACAAATGTGTCAATTGTCCCACAAGGATCCAACGATGCAGTCAGTTCACAGCAGTCTTTGTCCAACCCATCAGGTGGTTCATTTACTGGTGATCTACTACCAGTTGCTCCCCTACAAGGAGCTGTAACATCTGGTTATGCTGCCAAATACTGCTTCATCACCACCGCTGTTAATAATAATATTATTCGTATAAGCGGAGGCGCGTTAGGCTTTCCAGTCTTATAGATTGTATTTCAACCACAATTATACTTCAAAAAAAAGAAAAATATTTTTTGTATTTATCACAAAAAATATAAGAATAATATTTCGAAATAAATTCAAACTAACAAGTTACTTGAAATTTTTTCTCCTTTAATAAAATTAAAAAATTTTAAGTTTAATTTTTCATCGTAAATCATAACTTTCAAATTATATTTTTCCAACGTATTTTTAAACTTGGCATAATTTTGATCAAGATTTATATTGTAAGTATAAACTGACTTTACTTCAACAATAGTATCAATAGACTTTATATACATATCTGGTGAATAAATATGATATTTATTATCTGTATAAATATACTCAATTCTTGGAACATCTTTTCCAAAACATAAATCATCTTCACAAAATTCTCCTAATAAATAATCAATAGCATACGGTTCCCATCCTTGTACATATATCTTTTTTCCAGATAGAAATTCATATAACTTAGTATTTTTACTCTTTGCTATCTTATCAAAAACAAGAGGATATTGAGAAGCATTTCTTACACCGTATCTTTTCATACAAGTATCTTCATATTTTCTAACTTTACAATTTTCAGAGCACTTCTTACCTCTTTTAATATCAAAAAGAACAGACTCGTATTTATCATTTCCACAAACACATATTACTCTTAATTTTTGTTTATTATTTTCATATTCTTTCTCTTCTGTTAATAATTTCATTCCTTGATCTTCTACTCTCTTTTTAATCTCTTCATAAGGAATTTTAAACTTATCATTCTGACATTTTGGACAAGTATTTGTTCTATTTTCTCTTTCTAAATTACAAATAAATGTGCTTGAGATATTTCCACAGTTTCCGCAACTATACTCTACTTTTTTAGTACTAAAGTTAACACTAATAATATCATGTCCACATTTATCTTTTATCTCCTTCTTAAAATCCTCGGACTTGACATTGTTCTCAATCTCTTCTTTACATACCTGACAGAATTCTTTTGCTTCTACCTTTGATTTCTTGTTACCAAAAGAAGCTACTCCTAATGTGTTTATATGACCCTTAGATTTACATACGAAAGTTATTTTCTTATCTTTGGTAAAATCTTCTAAATTCGTTGGAATGTCAAAGAATTCCTGTAAGAATTTGCAATAATTATTGTACTTGGACATTTTAATTATTTTTTATTAATTAAAATACAAAAATCATTTTTAAAGTTTATTATCGCTGCAAAATAATTAGTTTCTAAACCAATTTGAATATTTCTTTTTCCAGCTTTACATAAGTGAGTTGCATTATAATTATAAATTTATAATAAAGAAAAGAAATGTGCTATAGTTTTAGGACATCGTTAATATCATATTTAATAGGAATGATATCTGGTATAGTTGCCTTATTTATTGAAGAATATGTAATAGGAATGTTAATTTTATCATATTGTCAGATACAGTTAGCAGAGGCAATAATATGGAAAGGAATTGATACTGATAATAAAAATTTAAATAAAACTGGTACTCTTTATGCTAAATATACTTTACCTTTTCATCTATTGGCTGCTGGAATAGGAATCATGATAACTCCTCTAATTCTAAATAAAGAAAATAGAGAAAATAGAGAAAATAGAAAAATAATAATACCCTTTATAATAGGTTTATTATTTTATATAGGTATAATAATATTCTATTCGTTTCCAAACTCTATAAAACAAAATATGAAAGATGCTAAAGATGGTTTATCTTATCCATATGATAGATCATGTATGAAAAGAGAGTGTCAAAATAATGAAAATAGACTTCAGTGGCCTTTTAAAGATGAATGGTATATTTTACAAGTAATAATACTTTTTTCTATATTTATGTACTATCTTCCATCTCAAAAAACTATTATTTTAGTTTTATTTTTTGGTTTAACTTATCTTATATCAAAAGTAACATATGAATGGAGTTATTCCAGTATATGGTGTTTTTTATCAGCTATATTATCTCCTATTCTTGTTTTAACATTATTTTATATAAAAAAAATAAAGAATTAAACGTTATATATCTCAATAAACCTTAAAATAACAATAAGAGGCGATAATATTATTCTTATAAGAAGATAATTATAAAAAAACAAAGGGCATTTATTATCTGTATAATAATATTTAAAAAAAATGACTGATCCTATTATAGCCCATATTAAAATAATAATATTAATTATATATCCAGAATACTTTAATAGTTTTCTAAAAAAGGTATTATCTGTATATACTCGGTTTAAAAGTATTAAAATAAAAAGATGTAAATAACATACTATTCCATTTGTTGTCATCCAATCATTAATATTTATAGAAGAGTTTGCAATGCAATTATCTTTGTACATAATTCCTAAAATTATATCCATAAATATCATAGGAACAGTTAATAAAAAATAAAGAATGAATAAACAAGAAGAAAAGATACATATATTGCATGTATCGTCAGTAATAATATTATTGTTGTTTTCTTGCTCAACGTTTCTTAATTTTATAAAATTAACAATCATTCGTATAATTAGGATTAAATTGTACTATTTTATAAATCTTTAAAATATTAAAATATTATTAGATAAATAAATGCGAGAATTGTTTTATATTATTTATTTAGTAATAATATTATTGTTGATTATATCTTTAGTGTATATTATAACAAATAAAAGAAATAAAAGAATCAGAAGATGATACAGGACCTAAAGTTATAAATAGAATGTATAATATAACATCTTATGTTTCATCTAATTTGGATAAATATCAACAGAAAATACCTTTTAAAATACATCAAACTTATAAAACTCATAATATGGATATTCAGTATTATCAATCTTGTATGATTAATCGTTACATGAATTTGGAATATGAATACTTTTTTTATGATGATATTATGGTATCGGATTATATAAAAAAGAACTATCCAGAATATATAAACTTATATAATAGTATTATTCCAGGAGCTTATAAAGCTGATTTGTTTCGCTATATGGTTTTGTATAAAGACGGTGGAGTATATTTGGATTGTAAATCTTCTACTATTATTCCCCTACGAATGTTTATTCCAAAAGATATAGGATTTGTTTCTTTTCTTGATAGAACTCCTGGTACAATTCATATATCATTTATTGCTTCTGTTGCTGGTCATCCTTTATTAAAAAAATTTATAGATAAAGCTTTTCATAATATTAAGAATAAATTATACGGAGAGTCTTCTTTAGATATCACAGGTCCACGTTTATGTGGAAGAGCCTTAAATGAACTATTAAATAATAAAGAAAAAAAAATAGATATAGGATATTATAAAAATATTGATGTTCTAATAATAGGAACAATGAAAATAGATGAAGATGGGTATGATATTATGGTTGATGAAATATATGAGAAAGATAGATTATTAGTTTCAAAGGCATGTTGTTCTTATTATTCAAATCGTTTAAAACAGACGAACTATTATTCTACTCTTTGGGATAATAGAAAAGTTTATAAGGTGTTAGAACGCTCCTTAAATTAAAAATGAATTTTATAGGTTATAAAAGAATATAAATAAAATATTTAAATGACCAGTCCAAAAGAGTTAGATGATAAAAAAATTGACTTTTATTCTTTAGATATTAGAGATATCAAAGAGAAACTTTTTTTTCATACCATAAAAAGAGATCATTGTGATATTTTAAAAATTGGATCTTTAAAAGAGGTATGTATTTATTGTAAATATTATAATTTATCTTCACAACAATATGGTCCATTATTAGAAAGATATATCATAGAAAAGTTTAAATATATAAAAAATAATGCTAAGGATTGTAATGGAGATTGTTCAAAAAATACCATGAATTTTGAAATAAAGATTTCCTTTGGAATTAGTCAGAAGAGTAATAGTTGTAAATTCAATTTTGTCCAATTACGTTTAACTCAGTATTGTGAATCTTATATATTGATATGCTACCAATTATCCCCCGAAAATATAGAAGAAAATTTGGGTGAACTATATATTTTTAAAGTTCCTAAAGAAGAATTAAAAAAAATTGTATTATCACACGGAGGTTATGCTCATGGAACGATAAAAGTAAATGGTGTAATGACAAGTGAGTCAATTGATAATACAAAGAATGAATACGCCATTAGACCATCTATTAATGATGAATGTTGGAAAAAACTTATGATATTTAGGGTATCAGAAGAAGATCTTTAAATAAAAATGAATTTCAAGTAAAATATTTTAAGATATTTAAATATTTTATCAAGTTAGAATGAGCAAAAAAAATAGCACCAATCAAGTACGAGATGATGGTCATGATAAATTTTATACTATTCCATCTGTTTCTAAAAAATGTATTAATAAAGTTGGATCTCGTTATAACTGGGATGATTGGGATTTAGTTGTAGAACCAAGCGCTGGAGATGGTAGCTTTTTAACTCAAATCCCAACAGAAAAAAGAATTGGTATCGACATTTTACCAGAACACAAAGATATTGTCCAACAAGATTTTCTTACTTATAATCCAAATATATCATCTTCTTCTTCTATTCTTGTTGTTGGTAATCCCCCATTTGGTAGAAATAGCTCTCTTGCAGTTAAATTTTTTAATCACGCTTCTGATTGGGCAAATGTAATAGCTTTTATTATACCAAGAACTTTCAGACGTATAAGTATTCAGAATAAACTAAGTCTAAATTTTCACCTTGTATACGATAGAGAAATAAAAACTGATCCATGTGCTTTTAATCCACCAATGATGGTTAAATGCTGTTTTCAGATATGGGAAAAAAGATCCGAAAAAAGATCTATTATTAAACTTTCAACTAATCATAATCATTGGGATTTCTTAGCATTTGGTCCAAAAGACAACAAAGGACAACCAACCCCTCCAAAAAATGCAGACTTTGCTATTAGAGCTTATGGAGGAAAATGTGGAGATATTGTTTTAGATAATCTTGACGCTTTACGTCCTAAAAGTTGGCATTGGATAAAGTGTAAAATTGATATTGATACTCTTCTAACAAGATTTAGATCACTTGATTATTCTCTAAGTCTTGACACTGCACGTCAAAATTCAATTGGAAGAGGAGATCTTGTACAGCTTTATTCTAAAAAATACAAGTCATATTACATAGAAGACAGTGATATTGATGATAACAAAGAATAATCGATATATTGTTTAATAATGTGGTCCATAACGTCCGATTTTTTAATAGTTTTATTTTAAAGAATAATAATATTTATAAAAATATTATTATAAGCTGTATCTATGATAAACTATACAATTTATAATCATACTTATAATCATACTTATAATCATACTTATAATCATACTTATAATAGTTATAATAAAACTAATAAAGATAACGAATATGATATTATTTACATGTTTATTTTATTTATAGGATATGGATTACTATGTCTTGTTATAATTAAGATAGCTACCACGATTGATGAATATATTATAAATAATGAAATGATTTAAATGATTTAAATCATTTATCTCTTTCCAAAATACTTCTTACAACTTGGTCTCATCTTTTTAACTTGATTATAAGAAACAGCTATAGCTTGTTTTCTTGACTTAAATACACCATCTTTATATTCATTAAGATTAATACTAATTTTTTTCTTTAAAAGATTCTTACATCTTCTTTCATTACTACTCATTGATTTCTTTTTTGATTTTCTGGAAACCCTTCTTGACTTTCTTGGAGCACTTCTTGACTTTCGTGAGACCCTTCTTGACTTTCGTGAGACCCTTCTTGACTTTCGTGAGACCCTTCTTGATTTTCTGGGAGAACTTTTTGACTTAGGTAAAGACTTTCTTGACTTTCTTGGAGCACTTCTTGACTTGGGTGAGGCACTTTTTGTTTTTCTTGAAACCCTTTTTGATTTTCTTGAGACACTTCTTGACTTGGGTGAAGCTCTTTTT